TATATTCTATTTCTTAGATTGTGTTTTATTTTAAAATTAGGATTATTTTTTCTTTGATTTCTATCCCAATTTAATTGCAATTTTTTTATAAGATTTTTATTTTTTAAACGATATTCTTTATTTTTTTTTTGTATATATTTTTTATTTTTTAAACGCCATATTCTTTGTTGTTCTCTTTTTTTTTCTGTTATCATTTTTCCTTTATTATTTTTTTAACTACAGATCTAGGATAAGCAGTTATGTTTCCAACAGATAACTTATCTTCATCATAAAAAAATGAGGTAAATATTTTTACTACTTTAGAATCTTTATAATATAGATAACCAATATCCTCACACCAAGTATAACTAAACTTATCAACATCTGCCAAATCGTCATACCATTGGGAAGATGAGCAAATATCAACCCAAATTATACGCACCTTTTTATATGGTAGTTTTTTCTTAGTCATTTTATTATCCGTTATATAACTTTTAGAGCTATTGACAATAGACAATAACGGGTGTAATTACAGTATAAAAACGGAAAGGTTTAAATGGAAAACGAAAAAATACAAAAAGCATTTTCAATATTTAATGGTGGAGAAGGATTAGATCATTGGTCTTACTCATCAACATCAACACCCTTTGCAAAAAATATTATTGGTTATAGTTTCCCTCAAGAAGTTAGAAGGAAGTTTCCATTTAGATACAAAGCAAACTTTGGCAACCTAGTTAATAATGTGGTTCAGAAAATGATCGCAGATGTAATTTATAAATCAAAAACAATTAAAGAAACAGAATGGGATAAAAATTATAATGTTTGTTTTAAAGCTGAGCAAGAAGAAATAAATAAAAATGAACCTGTAGATGCAAAAGATAAGTACGGCAGAGAAGCTATGATTAAGTTTGCTACAGATTGTATTCCAATTACAAAAAAAGTTGTGCAAGATATAATTGGTAAAGATAAATTAGTTTGCGAAAGATATGTAGAGCTAAAAGAATTTGACATGATCAAGCCTGTGATCGGCAGAATAGATTATGAAACTAAAACAAAATTTATAGAATTAAAAACTAAGCCACCTAATTTAAGGAAGGTTAAAGGTAAAGAAGAGTGGAACATGATCACTCAAGAATTACCTACGGAACCAACGATTGAAAACCTTACACAAACTTCGTTCTACTACATGGCAACAAAGAAGATACCTTACTTGGTATATGTTAATGACAAAGATTATGTCATCTTTGATAAGAGCCATGAGTTAATGAAGGCAGATCACTTGCAACATCTTTATAATAAAATGATTGATAAAATTTTATTGTGGGAAAAGATGATTATGTTTTGTGAGGGTAACATTGAGAAGTTAGCTTTGATGATGGAACCACCAGACCTTAATCATTTCTTTTACTATAAAGATTTAGCAGATGAACAAAAACAACTAATCAATAAACTATGGGGTATTAAATATGAGTAGCGAAAACAATAACGTATATAGAATGGGAAATAAAAATATGACAAACATACATAAGAAGTTACACAATGCTTGTAATCATGCGAGTGGTGTAAAGAAAGCAAACAAGGTTAAAGGTATGCCTTTTAATCCTTTGTTACATGATGATGTACAAAGAGTGGCTATGGAAGCTCTTTTAAAAAATGGTTTATATCCAACTTGTAATTACATAACAGATGTTACAGATAGATTTGTAATTGTAACTTGCACCATGAGAATAACTGACATTGATGATCCAGCAAGTTTCATTGTCATTGATGGATGTACTGCAATGGGTGGTTTAGATAAATACGGAACGGGTCAAGCAATGTCATACAGTAAAAAGTATGCGTTCTTAAATGCACTCAATCTAAAAACAGGAATGGATTTAGAAGATGGTTATAATGCAAAACCATTTGAGCAAAATTCTGTGGAGCAATCTACAGAACCTACCTATCTTGATGATGAGATAGATGTAGAAGAGATCATTAACAGGATCGAACAAACTAAAACTGAAAAACAATTAGCTTCGGTTAAAAGTCAAGTGAGATCAGTTGTTAATCATCTCAAAAATAATAACTTCAAAGCATACGAACAGATCAGAGATGTAAGTAGTAAGCATGAAGTCAAACTAACAAATAATCAATCATAAAGATTGATATAACTAAGGAGTAAACATGGATAATCAATCCGACAAGATATACATCAACCTAACCAAGAATAAAGATTGGAAGTCACCAACAGATAAACTTCCAGTTTACATTGGTCCTAAAAATATGAAACATCCAGATAAGAACTGGACCATTGGGGTCAATATTAATGGTAAGTGGTATAACCAAGCTGCGTTCCCGTCAAAAGATCAAGACGGCAATGTCAAGGAAGGTGAATTGACAGTAATTTTAACACCGAGTGGAGCAGGAGCAAGTAAAAATGCCTTTGCAAAACCAAGTGAAGGTGCTAATAACGAATATACCTTTTAACTTAGGCTAAAGGGTATCCAGCAGGGTGGGGTTTTTTTTCCCTTTCTAATCGTTTTCCCCACCTTGCTAAAACAGGATTTAGTATGACAGATAATATAAAAGAACCATCACACTACACAGCAAACAAAATTGAACCTATTGATTTTATAATTAAAAATGAATTTGATTTTTGTGAAGGCAATGTAATTAAGTATATTTCCAGATACAAAAGAAAAAATGGTATCGAGGATCTCAAAAAAGCCAGACAGTATATAGATTTTTTGATAAAAAAAGAAGTTGAAAAAACTAAATAAGTATGACAAAATTTAAAAGAATTATCAACGGGGAGTGTCATTTTACAATGATTGAACTCTTTGATGATATAGAGAAGGCTAGTAACACTCAGAATAGAGGTGAGTTAGTAGAATGTAATATCGACAATTTAAGATTCGATTTTACAAAAGTAAAAAAGGAGCATGATGGAACAAATCCGATTGCGTCTGCAGAAGCTAAAGGATCTTCAAGAGAAGAAACACTCGAAGTATCTGGAAGCAAAACTGAAAGTAAATAAGTATCAACAAGATTCTTATAAATTACTTTGGCAAATAGAGCAGACAAAAGAACAGTTAATGACAAGTAAATAGTCATTAACGTAATGATTGAAAAAAAAGAAAGGAAAACTGTAGGGGATCTATGACCATAAATATAAGCACACACTATAATAAACACATAAAACACTTAGACCAAAACACATTTGTATATAAAGTTAAGAAAGCATTTTACCTTCTTACGAACCAAGAAGAAAGATTATATGAGGTAGGGTTCTCGGAAGGATTTTTATATGCTGCAAAACTTTTACAGAAACAACCTATTGATGATAGTAATAAGAAAATAATTGGAGTTGTTTACAAAAATGCAAACTTAGAAACTGTTAATAAAATAGTAGATAAGGTTTGTGAAAAATATCTTGTAAGTAAACATGATGTGTTTGGTAAAGGTAGAACTAGAGATGTAGTTAGAACAAGAAGCATACTTTATAATCTTTTACATGAAGAATATAATGTAAGTATCTCATCTATTGGCAGAGTGTTTGGTCAAGATCACACTACAGTTTTACATTCACTAAACAATAAACAAAACAAGTCTAGGTATTGGGGTAGCGAATATCCTATATGGCAGGAGTATGAAAATTTAAAAACAGAGTTGTTGCCAATAACTACTTCTTAAATCCAGACTTCATATTCTTATAAGCCTTAGAACTAATTGTAGATTTCTTTTTGGTTCTTGATGTACCAGCTTTCTTACGTTTGTTAATATTATAGTAAAGACCCTTCTTAGCGATCTTACCAGATTTAGTTTTGTGATAACCTTTTTTCATTACTTCTTCTTCTTTTTAGATTTTTTAATTTTGTTTTGTAAAAACTTAGGCAGAGTTTTTTGCCTAGCTGTTAGCTTACTTTTACCTTTTGACTTACCATACATAATTGTTCTCCTTTTGTTGATTCATTTTTACCACACAATGTTTATCAAAACAACTACCATCTTTACCATTATGGCAAAAGTATTGTTTCTTATGGGTTACAATCCAACCTCCTGCATCACTCATGAGCATCTTCTTGCACCACACACAGTAGCCACAAATTAAGGATTGTTGTATAGGTTTCTTCCAACCTTTTTTCTTCATTTCTTTTTCTTTTTTCTTTTACTAAAATTAGTAAAATCAAATGTTAAAGCATC